CTATCTGAATTACCATCAACTTTAAATGCACCAGTACCGTCGAAATGTTCTAGAGATTCTGCATTTTCAATATCTTTGAAAGCTTCTTGCCAGTTTGCAGCATTAACTATACCAAATCTTAATGCTGTTGATTTGTCTGGATAATAAGTTAATAACCTAGACTCTAGAATATTCTTGTTACTGGACATTCGTAAGCCGTATGCAGCAAACCTTTTATCAGCTGGATCTATCATTTTCATAGCTACAAGTCTTTCATATATAACATTTTTAACATCTAGGTTTGGGTATAGTTTTTCTAACTCTCTGTACAGAGCTGGGACTGGTCCACCGAACTCAAGGAAATCTCTGCCTTGAAAAGCATATATCTCTTCACCAAAATGAAGTTGGTCAGATTTTAACCAACCTATATGATTTTTGTCAATCGAAGCTCTGTTTCTATTGTAAACTTCTTTAGGGTCTTCTTGCTTTACGTCTCCTATTGGATTGTTTATAGCATCATCAAACTTACCTTCTTCTAAGGCTGTTAAAGTTCTACGTAAAGCTTCTCTATTTATCTCCTCTTCATTTGACATAGTTCCTTCAAGATCTTCAATTTGCTCTAAAAAGTATCTAGTACCACGTGCTTTTAAAAATTGATAATTATTATTAATAATTGCATCTTTCAAGGTACTTGATTTATCTTTACCCAAATCAGGGATATTAGGAAAATGGATTTTATCGGCTGATCTTACTTTAAAAGCTTCATTTAGTGATAAATTAGCTTGTGCATACACTGGGTTGTTTATACCACCTTTTATACCTAGGTTGTAGATGTTTTCTGCTTTGTTATATAAGTCTGGATACTGAGCATAAAAGTTAAGATCTTCTAAGGTCATGTATTTACCACGTTTTAAATCTTCTGCTGCTTTGTTTAACAGAGTCTGTGCACGAACTTTATCGTCAGTATGTTTTTTCTCTTCTAGTTTATTGATTGCACCTAAAAGAATTTTCTTACTATCGTTGTTCATGTCCATGAAAGAAGTTAAACCACTTCCATCAGACTTTTCATAGTTCCATTCAGTAAATAGATTATCTAAAATCTCTTCGTTTATCAAACCAGAATTAATACCATCGTCTAACATAGCTGTTAAATCTTTATTAGCAGCCATCCTAGCAGCTTTCTTATCACCAAGTCTACCTTCATGAAATGCAATTCGTTGTTGATACCAGCCACCTTTTCCAAACATTTCGTCAGCTATTATATTATCTTTAACAGAGTACGAGTCATTTTTTACTATTGAATTGTTCATAGAGCGAAGAATACTAATTCCTTGCATCATACTATTTTCATTTAAAGCATAATCATTAGCGTCTCGTGATATGCTCTGCTGACCACTAAATAAAACTGTGTCTGTATTCTCAAACTTTGGAAGCAGCTTTTTAATAATTAATCTGTCGTTTAAATTAGGATCACGTTGACGCCACATTTGAATATACAAGGCATCAGCACTTTGTTTCCACTCTAATTTTTGTGGATAGCTTAAATCACTCCAAAACAAGCCAGTTTCTGCATGTACTAAAGATTTTTTAGCAACACGAATCCACTCGTCATAATGTCTTTCAGCTTCATTTGCTGTACCTCTACCATTTGTTACATTATAACCTGTAACAAGTTTAGAAAAGTCTTCGTACTCTGTATTATATATTCGTATAGGTTGATCGTTTTCATCAACTGTATCATAATAACCATTTTCATTAATTGAAGCATTGAACTTACCTAGTTCTTTATTTAGATCAACTAAATTTCTTCCTGTAGCTTCTTCTAGGGATATACCCTCTTCATCAAACTGAGTTTTCCACGCTTTATTTTTGTTTAGGTCTTTAAGTTTGTTTAAATTTGTAAGTTCGTCAGAGTAGTTTTGCCAATTTTCTATGACAGTCTTGCCGTCTCTAGTTAAATTAGCTAAGTCTCTCCAACGACCATTAGCTGCTTGTCTAGTTTCTCTAAACCTAACTGCGTTGTCACTAAAAAATTGGGCGGTGTCTGCAATTTCTGCATCTATATTTTCGTTTACCGCCTCAGTAAGATCAGGCTCAACCTCCATATATGCAATGCCTTTGCCTTGAAATGGATATTGAGTCTGTCTACCAAGCGATTCATAATAAGATTCTTGTGCTTGTTGTGTCATAATTAGAATTGTATGTTATAACTTGATGAGATAGGAGCAATTCCAGTAAGGGAAGTTGAGTTAATAAATGACTGATTAAAGTCAATACCAGAACTAAAGCTTTGACTAAAAGCATTACTAAAATCAAAGTCATATCTTGGGATATTTAATGACGATGTAAAACCACTTAAATCTGCATCAACTAGTTCACCAAAGCTAGGAACCTGTGGCGTTTTTTGAGCTGCGCCCAGCTCCTTAAAACCCGAGACAATACCCGCTATCTGGCTTGCAATACTTAACGCACCGCTTAATCTATCACTTGGAGGCATCAGTACAGGTGCTCCGTATTCTGGTTTGACTCCTAAAGTATTTCTCGCTTGAGCCTGTTGGTTTTGCAGTTTAGCAAGTCTGGCTCGATAACGTCTTTGCATGTTAATACCAAACTCGTTACGTACAGAACTTTCTAATGTGCCTTGACTTCTTAGTAATCCTAACATACTTGCTCTACCAGCTGTTCTAGACCTACCAGCTTGTTTAGCTAAAGCTGTACCTTTATTAGTTTGATATGAAATAAACCCTTTTTCGTATGCTTTCAAGGCTTGACCTTGTACATACCTAGCTCTTTCTAAATCATTAGAGATTTCTATACTGTAACCTCTAGTGTTTTCTCCTTTCTTTCTAACAGCTTGAGCTTCTCTGTTAAAAAATTTTAAGGATTCGGAACGATACTTAGCATCTTTCTCCATCCATCGTTGCTTGGCAGCATGTCTTGCTGAAGCATTAGCATCTACGCACACGGCAAAATTCTATAAAATCTAAATTGTACGGTCCGTTCTTAACTTTACGTAAGAACTTAAAACCTAAAAACTTTAACAGTTTTAGGTGTACTGTATTTCTACAGTCTACTATGTTCCACAATAGAGGCTCTTCACGGCTATCGACAAACCGTTTCGCTTCTCTTGCAAATGTAATTGGATAACGATGTATCTCTGGGGTGCATAGCATCCAGATTGTACCACCATCCCCGACTCCTGCTAGTCCGGCAGTCTTGCCGTCTGGTACTGTGAAATACACAGCAGAGCCTTCCTGAGCGGCCAAAGGTAGGAAGATCATAGGATCTAACCCGTGACCTTCTACCACCTCTCTGAGGTCGTCTGGACGTAAGTTTGAGGCCACCTCCATGGCAGCCTTTGCGGTAATTGGGTGAATGTATTTAGACACGTTTGTAAAATAATGGTGAATAATCTGCTTCCCATGACATGCCTAGTAAAGTGGCTGGAGCTGGGTGGCTAGATTTAAGTGTAATATCTACGTTTGTATTTCTTTCGTAAACAGGTATAGTTTTTATATACTCTTCTAAATATGGTGCATCTGATACTTCATATTCATCTAGCACCGATGATTCATATACTTCAGTATAGTCAGACTTACCGACACGTTCAAGTGTAGTTTCATATAGACCTATTTTACCAAAATGTAATTTGATTCGATGTACTATTAGTGATGAATTTATATCAGCACGTGATCTTTCTCCTTCTCGTTTTTTCGGGTAAATTCTAGGAAACTCTACAAGATACTCATATAAATAACCTATTGTAAGAGTTACACTGGACCAGTCTCCCGGTACTGTAAAGCTATTCGTGCTAGTTAATGTGGGTAATGCGTACCTACCTATTCTAGAGGCACTCGTATTTACATCAATTAATGCTAAAGAGTAATTAGGTGTTGTAACACTAGGCAACCATGTAACACTGCTAAATGTAGTTAAATTTGTAGCTGAATTATAGCTACCACCACTAATAGTAGTATGATTATCTAGGTGTATCTGATAGCCTATGTCATCTTGTGTAAAACTAGGGTCATCATCAGACTGTATAAGTTTTATACTTTGTAAGAAGTTATCTGTATCTAAATAAAAATACTCATCATTAATAATAAAATGATAGAGAAGTGGGTTATTTAGTTTCCATTTAAACCATGCTTGTTGCTCTGTTCTATCTCCTATTTGTAGATATTTGTAGCCAAATACGGTATCAGAGTTAGTTTTACTTATTAATATAATAGAGTTTTCTCTGGAATTAGTCAGTAAATCTAAATCTTTAGGTAATAATGTAGGTACTAACTTACTAATTTCTAGAATAGATGGCTCTCCTTCTCTTGCTGTATTAGCCATTTGGTTCATACGACTAAACTTATTAGAGTTATCTATGTAAGCTATAGTAGTACCTAATGATATAGGAGGCATATCTTTGTTATAATTATATGTAGATACACTTCTTAACTTAGCTGTGTCTGGATTTAATACAGTATCATCTGATGCAAGCAAAAACTGTTGGTTTGTACTAAATACAAGTAGTCCAGCATTAATTTCTATACCATCAAATATATCAGATGGGAACATAGATGCAGCAGATATGTCAATAGGATCACTAGCTGACACAGTAAGAGCTGATTCTATAAAGAAATCAGGGGTTCCTAACGTACCCGGTCTTGATGTTATAACATTTTCTCCGGCTAATATGGCTAATCTATTACGGTGAAACAGTACTTTATTAACACGTTTACCTACAAATGTTGGCATAGGGTTAGTATTATCATCACCTACTCGCCTATCTTCATATGTAAATTGTTTTACAGTAAATGTAGTTGTGGCTGTACGCTGTATGACCAATGGCATATTAGTCAAAGACTTAGCTATACCCGGTTTTGCACACTCTGTCCATGATCCTGTACCATCAAGCTGGTTTTCTCCGTCAAATCGTAGGTAGTAATCATCTTCGTCGGACATTCTAGCGTTCTTAACTTGCACTATATATCCATGTCTGCACTGGTTAGGTAGTAAAGTAACCTCGTTAATAGTCTTTTGGAAAACTCTCATCAAGTCTTCTTCTGCTATTTCTACACTAAAAGGGTTAGCACTAGATAAATATATACCGGGTCCTATAACCTTAG